ACTAAAGATTTAGAGTTTCAACAATCAAAAGAAGCCAAACAATTAGCTGAATTGCAGATAAAGGCTCAGTTAGCTGCGAAAGCTAATAAAGAGTTGGCTCTATCAACTATCAACGCTACCAAAGCCACAAAACAAGGTAAGACTCAAACAGGTCTTAACAACGCTATCCTTGTTGAAGCAGGTAGAGCTGCATCTGATTTCCAGTACGGAATGCAGGGTATGGCGAACAACATCGGTCAATTAACTACTCTTATGGGGCAGCACATACGGACTCAAGGAGGATTTGTTGCTTCTATGAGTGAGTTGGCTAAAAGTTTCTTTGGTGTTCAAGGAATACTCATAGGTATTCAGTTGTTTATATCTTTTTTACCCCAAATACAAAAACACTTTCAATCAGCAGAAGATAAAGCAAGAAAATTCAAGAAAGCTCTAAAGGAATTAACAGATGAGGTTTTTGCAAGTAGAGAAGTTCAATTAAATTACGTTAAGACATTACAAGACGCTAACACTTCCGAAGAAGACAGAGCGAGAATAATTGAAGAGTTGATAAGGCTAACACCTACTCTAAAAAAAGAAGACTTTGATTACAAAGAGAACTTAGGGGAAGTAGTGAAGACAATCGAAGCGTACACTTTAGCTCAAGCAAATAGGATTGAATCAGATAAATTAGTTCAAGAAAACTCTGCTATTTTAGCCAAAAAAAGCGAAATAGAAAAAATTAAATCTATCGAATCTGAAACAGATAGAATAGAGAAAATTAAAGAGCTTATAAAAAGAGAAGGTGGGGATTTAAGAGTAATAGAGGAGAAGATTATTGGTACTGCAATAGGTGGTGTTCCTCTTTCTATAAAGAAAATCAGAGATAAAACCACAAGAGAATTACTAAAAGACTTTGAATCTATTTACACAGAAGTAAAAACACAAGCAGACCCAGTTCTTAAAAGAATAACAGAATTAACTTCAGGTCTTCTACCATCAGGGGAAGATAGAGACGATTCTTCTTCTGTATTTAAAAGTAAAATATTAAGTTTCTTAAACGATATACAGAAAGCAAGAGAGATAGCTGCTTCTGCCGAAATTCAAACTGAAGAGGAAACCTTGAAGACTAAACAGGATTTAAGGAGACAAGAGTTGAAAGCTGATTTAGATTTGTTTACTCAGAAACAAAAAGCGAGATTGGACGATTTCTTAAAAAAGAAAGGGTTGACAGAACAAGAGAAGGCAGATGCTAAAAAAACTCACGCAGAAGATATTCAAAATGCCAACAATAATTATCAAGAAGCTCTTGCTATATTAACTAAAGCTGACGAAGCAGAGAGACAATTACTTATAAGAAGAAAAGGAGAAAGAGGTTTAGAGTTAGATAATAAGCGTATAATATTTGATAGAGAGATAGAGCTTTTAAGAAACAAGATAGACAGGACAAAGGGCTTGATAGATGAGGCTGAAGATGGCTCTATTAAGGGACTTATAGCTCCTAAAACGAGAGAAGACCTCGAAGAAGATGCTGCTATTCTTGAAGAGAGATTAGCACTTATGGATGTGCAATTAGCTAAAGAGATTGAGGATGAAGGAATAAGAATGCAACTTCAGAAAGAAAGAACTCAATTAGAGCTTCAGTTGTCTAAAAAAAGATTAAACATAGCTCAATTAGAGCAACAAGGAAAGGATAGATTGTTACAGGATAGCGTTAGCTTGATAAATAGTGCGTCTGCTTTTGCTAAAAAGGGAACTGCAATACAGAAAGCTTTAGCTATATCTTCAACAACTGTTTCTACTTGGTCGGCAGCACAAAAAGCATACGAGAGTCAGATGACTGCAACACCAGACTCTCCTATTAGAGCAAAGATAGCTTATGCAGCAGCAGTAGCAAAAGGTTTAGTCAGCGTTAAGAATATTATTAACGAAAAGAAACCTGATGGAAGTACAGGAGGTGGAGCTACTCAAACAGTTCAAGCACCTGATTTCAATATAATAGGAAGCACAGGAGTGAATCAATTAGCTACTGCTATCGGAGAAACAACACAAGAACCTATAAAAGCATACGTAGTATCGAGTGAAGTTACTACTGCACAAGAGTTGGATAGAAACATAGTAGATTCAGCAAGTTTATAATTTAAAATAATAAGATATGAGAGTAATTGAATTAATCATTGACGAAGAACAAATGTTCTCAGGAATAGAAGCTATTTCGATAGTAGACAGACCTGCAATACAGGAAAACTTCATAGCATTATCTAAACAAGACAAGGTGCAACTTGCTGACGTAGATACAGACAAGAGAATCCTTATGGGAGCTGCTCTAATCCCAAATAAGAACATCTATCGTCAAGATAGCGAGGATGAAGAGGGGTACTACATCTATTTCTCGGAAGAAACAGTTAAAAAGGCTTCTGAGTTGTTTTTGATAGAAGGAAACCAAAACAAATCGACTTTAGAGCATCAAGCAGAGCTAAGTGGGTTATCAGTAGTTGAGTCCTGGATAGTAGAAGACGAAGTCCACGATAAATCACGCAAATACGGACTGAATATGCCTGTTGGAACTTGGATGGTATCTATGAAGGTAAACAACGAAGAGGTTTGGCAAGACTACGTAAAAACAGGTGCGGTAAAAGGGTTTAGCATTGAAGGGTACTTCTCCGAAGCAATCAATTTAAGCGTGTCTGAAGAGGTAGAATTAAAGAGCTTTAGTGATTACCCTGATAGCGTAAAAAACAACGCTAAAAGAGCCTTAAAATGGGCTGAAGAGAATGGTTGGGGGTCTTGCGGGACAGCAGTGGGTAAACAACGTGCCAATCAATTAGCAAACGGAGAGCCAATCAGCCTAAAAACCATAAAACGTATGTATTCTTATTTAAGTAGGCATAAACCTGACCTTGATTCAAGTAAATCATACGAAGATGGTTGCGGTAAGTTGATGTACGATGCTTGGGGAGGTAAATCTGCTTTAAGTTGGGCAAAAACAAGAATATCAAGAGAGGAGAATATGTCAGAACTATCTGAAGAAGAGGCACAATTCGTCCTTGACAAGTTAGGGAAGATTATCCAGGATAAGTTGAACGAATTAAACTCATAATTATGGCAAGAGGAAGAACGAATAAAGACAAGAACTATATACCAAGCACTGCTTCTCCTACCCATGGGAGAAGGGGTTGCCTGTGTAAAGATGGGAGAAAATACTCAAGAAAATGTTGTAATGGGTCTGTTGGAGCACAAGGAATAGGTAAAATATAGCCTAAAAATCTAACACTTAATACAATTACTATTATTTACTTATAACCTATTTAATAATTATTACTTATGGAAAGCAAAAAAGCAACATCTGTACTTTCTGACATTATGCAAAAGCTATCCTCTATCGGTAAACCTGAAGAAGTAAAAGAAGAGGTAGTTGAGCTATCTGAAGAAGTTACGGAAACAGAAGTTAAAGAAGAAGAAGTTGTTGAGGCAGCTTCAACTGAAGAAACAGAAGAAGAGGTGGTATTAGCTGAAGAAGACGAAGTATCAGAAGAAGAAGTAGCTGAAGAAGCTGAAGAGGAAGTAGTTGAAGAAGATTTAGACGAGGAAAAGTATATTTCAAGAGAAGAGTTTGAAAATACTATCGCTGAAATCAAAGCAATGTTTACTCAAGCAACTGAAGCCTACGAGAAAGAAAAATTAGAAATGTCTGCTCAAATCGAAGACTTATCTAAAGCACCTGCATCAGAGCCTTTATCTCATAGCCCTGAAGCTGAATTATCAAATGAGAAAAAAGTGTTATTTAGCCAAAGAAGAGGTGGTAGCACAATGGACAGAGTACTATCAAAAATGTACGGAAAAAAATAATAATTTAAAATAAATATCTAAAAAATGGCAACAACAACTTCAATCACTACTACTTATGCTGGAGAATTTGCAGGAGAATACATCTCTGCTGCTCTTTTAAGTGGTGTAACAATCGACAACGGTGGTATCACTGTTAAACCTAACGTAAAGTTCAAAGAGGTAATCAAGAAATTGGCTACTGACGGAATTGTAAAAGATGGTACTTGCGACTTCGCTGACACTTCTACAATCACTTTGACAGAAAGAATTATCGAACCTGAAACTTTCCAAGTAAACCTTGAATTGTGTAAGGCTGACTTCAGAAGCGACTGGGATGCAATCCAAATGGGATATTCTGCATTTGATAACCTTCCTGCTTCTTTTGCTGACTTCTTAATCTCTCACGCACAAGCTAAAGTAGCTCAAAAAATCGAGCAAAACATTTGGGGTGGTGTAGACGCTAACGAAGGAGAATTTGATGGAATCGTAACATTGGCTACTGCTGATTCTGACGTAATCGATGTAGTTGGTACTACTATTACTGCTGGAAACGTAATCGATGAGCTTGGAAAAGTAGTAGACGCTATTCCTTCTGCATTGTATGGTTCTGAAGACCTTCACTTGTATGTAGCTCAAAATGTATATCGTGCTTATGTACGTGCTTTAGGTGGTTTTGCTGCTAACGGAGTAGGTGCAAATGGTGTAGGTGGACAAGGAACTAACCAAGCAATGGGAGACTTGATGTTTGACGGAGTAAAAGTATTCGTAGCAAACGGATTGTCTAACAACTACATCGTAGCTGCTGAGAAATCTAACTTATTCTTCGGAACAGGTATCTTGAACGATGCTAACGAGGTTAAAGTATTGGATATGGCTGACCTTGATGGTTCTCAAAATGTAAGAGTAATTATGAGATTTACTGCTTCTGTACAATACGGAATCGGTTCTGACATCGTACTTTACACTCCTGCATAATTAACTGAATAACTAATTTACTAAAAGGGGTGGGTTCTTGCCTATCCCTTTTTTATTAACTCTAAAAAAAATATAACATTATGGCTTGTGATTTTATTACCGCAGGTAGAGCATTAAACTGTAAAGACTCTGTCGGAGGCTTGAAGAATGTTTATTTCATTAAATCTGAGGAGAGCGAATGGACTCTTACAGACGATGAAATCAGTACTTACACAGGTTCTGCTTCTGCTTACAAATACGAACTAAAAGGTAACTCTACCTTTGAACAAACTATTACTTCTTCAAGAGAGAACGGAACTGTTTTCTACGAGCAAGTATTGAACTTAACTTTGCCTAAATTATCGGCAGTAGACAACAAAGCAATTAAGCTACTTACTTGGGATAACCCTCAGGTTCTTGTAGAAGACTACAACGGAAACATTTTCTTGGTAGGATTGCAAAATGGAGCTGATGTAACAGGTGGTACTATCGTAACAGGTGGTGCAATGGGAGATATGAGTGGATATACTCTTACTCTTACTGCTATGGAAAAGATTCCTGCTAACTTCCTTGATGATACCTTGGGTAACGTAGGTGTAACTGTTGTTTCGTAAACAGATTACATTTTAATATCTTAAAGAGGGGCGACATTATGTTGCCCTTTTTTTATTGCAAACAAAACGTTATTTTAGTATTACTTAATTGTATGAAAATAGTAACAACAGAATCAATCGTAAGTCTAAAGTTTATACCAAGAGAGCCTGCAACTTCTTTTAGTTTACTTATAACAGACAAAAACAAGAGAAAGACTTATACAGTTAATACATCAGACTTTATAGGAATCGGAGCAATAGTTAATTCAGATGGCTACTTGAGTTTTGACTTATCTTTCGCTTATTGGGAAGAAAACACTAACTATTCTTTAAAAGTAGTAAATGATAGTGGAGATGTTATCTATCGAGATACGATATTTTGTACAAATCAAACAGATTATGAGAAGTTCGATGTTCATAAAGATGAGTATGTAACAGAAGATACTTTCGACAACGAATTTATAGTATTATAATATACAATTATGGCAAAACGCAATGTAAACAAGTACAGACAACCTAAAGCCGCTAAGAAGCAAGGCAAGGTTCACGTAGTAAATTTCTCTTCTTATACACGACCTGAAGTTGTAGAAGTACAAAACAGAGATTGGGTAGAGTACGGAGAAGATAACGACTACTTCCAATACTTGATTGACCGATATAATGGTTCTCCTACAAATAATGCTGCGATTAATGGAATTGCAGATATGATTTATGGGAAAGGATTAGATGCAGTAGATGGAGATAGTAAGCCTGAGCAATACGCTGAGATGAAGTCACTATTCTCAAAGAAGTGCCTGAAAAGTGTTTGTTACGATTATAAGATGATGGGGAACGCAGCATTCCAGGTTAT